TGTCCCTTGCATCCTATCAAATGTTAAGGCAATCGAGGACGATCCTCACTACATGCGCTAACACCAATAAAATGTTCGGCGAAAATACAGAAAGTAACAACAACACACATGACAAAGTCACACTGGCTGCTTTAACAAACTTACATATTTCCCATAAGCGAGAATACTAACGAGTAAACTTAAATACTTATAGTCTACCAGCATACAACTTCACAACCCCTGAACGCCCAGTAAGTTATGCATGTTCCGATTAACGTCCTCGGTCGTATGCCTCTCCGTGTTCTCTACCGTTGTACCAACGTTTCCATCCAAGCCGAACAAATTATTATTTGCGCCACGCAGTGCTGCTGCTTTCATCTGGATGTGTGCCTCTCTCGCACGTATTGGAGTCCTAGAAGTCATTTCATAGAAATCAAATGCGTATCGAGCTAAGCTCATGTCGGTTAAATTGCGCTGAAGACCATATCGTGGCATGTATGGTCGGTCTTGGTTACGCTTTTCAATGTACGCTTCAGCTACGTCACTGAAATGGGCCATTATCTGCCTAAATGTGGGTTTGGCGTGGTCAATGAGCGGTTTGATCGGGAATTCCACCTGATCGTCGCCGTCCATCATCACCCACATTCCGTTTATGTTCGGGGAGGTTCCGTTCTCAATGCACCAGACCATTAAACCATTGAGAATGATTTGCATTTTGTCCTCCGTCAGTTCGTAATCAGCCATTACACCTTCAAACCATGTGTCAAACTGCTTTCGCGTTGAACGTGTGTTGGATAGATCCGTCTGCTCCGGCGTGTATAGGATTAGATGATCGAGGTTTAGAGCCACTCTTTTCTCGTATCTTGGCACGCGCATCTTGCTTGTCAGACTCTTGAGTCTGGGTACACTGAAAGTTCCAGAGGTTCCAGCGTTTACTTCCTTGTCGCGTTTTCCCTCTTCTTGTGCAACATCCTTGCCTTTCTTGAGTGCCAACTGCTTTTGCCTCTCTCGTTCCTTTTCTGCCTTCTCTCTCTCCTTCTTCTCCTTCTCTGCCTGCTTTTGCTCGTCTGTCAAACCTGCATCAAGCGTTTCACCTGCCTGGTGATAAACACAAGCCTCAGCACCATCTTCATAATCCTCAAAGATTGCTTGCAAATAATGGGTGAGATCCTCTTGAGCTGGTTCCTTATCAAGGTAGAGCTTCCTCAGCGCTGTTTCCGCTATGTAAGGAGCTTTCCCTTCTTGTGCTAGGGAGCTAAATGGAGCTTGTTCAATCATCCACGCGTAGAACTTGCGTATCTCGTGAGTTAACTTGTCGTATCCCCACGACTCAATCATCGCTGCGCAGATTGCCTCTAGTCGATGGCATGGCTCTTTCGACCGATCCCATTCTAGAATCGATACTATTCGCTCTGGCTCGAGCTTGGGAATCCAGATTCCCTCTCTTTTGTGCCCCTGGTGCGACATAAACCAGAGGTCTCCTTTTTCCCTGGTTCTTGAGTCGAAAGTATACTTCAGGCCCAGTTCACGAAAGTTGTCTGCCATAGTGTCAAGAATATACTCATACTCTGGGTGTACGCTTAGCAGTAAATCATCTCCGTTGACGAAGAATCTGATGATGCTGTCGCGCAACTCACTTGGAATTCCGCTTTTCTTGAGTGAATAGTTGACTGCCAATATGACCATGAGCGTGTTGTCCACAACAGTCGATGGCTGTCCGCTATTGTTTCCTTTGAACTTCTTGACGAGTGTACCATCTGGTGTAGAAATAGGGGTATACACGATTTCGGTGTACAAATTTCTCAGCATTACCTCCCCTATGTCCCACTCTTCCATGAATCCTAAGCGGATGTTGAGTACTGCGTTGATCAAGTATGGCGATAGCGAGCTGTCGAACTGTGAGCCATCAGCATCGCAATACACCCAACCATCTGGCAACGACTCCAACAAGCGATCCCAACCACAATAAAACTTTGTCATGCCAACGCTCCAAGGAGCTCTAAGGTTGTGATCATAGAACTGGTTGTTGAAATCATCCACGCAAACTTTTCCACCCAACAGTGTGTCTAGTGGTGCGGCAGTAAACGTCCGTGTTTTGTTTGCTTCCACTTTTTCTAGTGGTCGCAACTCTGCCTTCAGCGAGCCGTTCCACACTCCCATCTTTCCTAGGAAGAGCCGTTCACAACTTTGTTTCAGTATTTCTTCTTTCATCTCGGGTGTGAACTCAGCGAAGTAATCCTTCTTCTTTCCTTTATACAACGCTCCAACTGCGGATTTCATGTTAAGAGCTTCGAATATGTCATTCTCATCAGTGACATAATTGCATGTTTCGAAACCATAACCTCGCAGATCTGATACGACTATTTCAACTGTCTTTTCAAACAGATCACAGTCGATGTTTCCTGCTTCGATTGGCGTTGCATATTTCAGAAGATCCTTTGCATATGCTTCTCGATTGAGTTTGCTCTTTTGATACTGGCCCAGCATCGGTTGGAAATACTCTCGTGCTTCATCATGCAACTTGAGATACAAGTCAAACATCTGACATTTTCCTTTAACTGTGTGCTTTGTCACAAGCTGGCTAGGGCAGTGTGCTATCGCTTTTAGGTTCCCGTTGAGCTGCTCGAACATCCACCGATTCTGCTGGGTTTGTGCGTAGACTGCCGTGCTGTCGAGGTCTGAGATTAGCTTGCTTACTTTGAACAAGCCGGACGGTTGCGATGCTTGTATATTCAAAGAGCCCCAACTGATGGCGCTAGTGTTATACTTCCAGTGCTTGACCCACTCGTGTGCTTCAATGGTATGAAGATACTTCTCGGCAAAATCATCTGGGAAAGCAGCAAAGTAATTGATGGAGTTCTGGAAGTTCGCTAGGCTGTGTAATCCGAGTATTTTCCCGTCTTTCGTGCTCACCATTGGACTTCCGCATTGGCCGTCTTTAGTGCTAATCCAGTGTTTCCAAAACTGACTGTTCTCCACTGGCATTATTGTACTAGTCTCAGAGACTATACTCGTTATGCTCTTGGTTTGGAAATTGGACCCCACCATGCAAATTCGTTCACCTTTCTCAGGTTGCCTGAAACCCAATTTCTGTGGAAAGGGTGGGACGTCCTTTGGTAACCGGATTAGCAGAAGATCTCTGTCTGGAATCGGTAGCAAGTGTAGCTGAGTTGTGTTTTTAATCACGAACTCACCATGTCGTGATTTTATTACGAGTTCACCGTTATTCCGCTCAAAGAGGTGTCGGTTCGTTAATATGAGTGGTCCGAAACCGACTCCATATAACGAGTTTGATGCTCCATCTGAAACATTTGTGAGATGACAAATGTTGTTTGATATTGGGTTGTAGTCACGCAACCCTCTGAACATGGAGTTACTCTCGTGGTCCACTGGGACGAGTTCGTTGTTAGCTCTTGGCACTTCGTCTATGTTGATGGGCTGAGCCTTTCCAGTCTGCCTCAGCTCGTTTTCTCGCTCTGGGAATCCAGCAATGGTTGCGTGAAGATCACACACCTTGAGAGGTATGTGTGGTGTCAGATCCACCTTCAAAGCCTTGCCTGTTTTATTGTTCATGTAGTAGGCTTGAATAGTCTTATTCACACGTATTTCATTTGAGTCCAGCTCATCCTCCCCGAGTAAGTCCATTCTTATGTTGCCGAAGTGCTCTTGCACAAGGGTGATGTCTGTGAGCGGGTTGTCGTCCAACGTCGCTCCTGTGAGTGGATCCACGAAACGAACTGCAGAGAAATCTTCAGGATCAAACCCATACATGTTGATGAACTTCCTGTTTTTGTGTCCGATACCACGTGTCCTACCCTTGCTCTTCCCTTTCTTTGTGTAGGCATCACCGAAGAAATGCTCTATGGTATCATCATCTCCGTACACTTCTCTACCCATTTTGTTGTCTCGGGCATTGCGAAATTTTAGTTTCTGCCTTTGCCTCTTACCTTTCGCTTCATGGGTTACGGGTTCGGACATCTTTGACCGCAGGTGCTGAATAACCATCCACAATCCACCTCCAAGAACTCCACAAAGTACCAGCACATCTCGCGTGATTAGCGTTTTATTCCATTTGCCCTTAAGCTTGAGGAATTTGCTCATGTCGCTGGTGTTTTGATGGTGAACTGCCTCAAGAGCTCCATACTCACTCATGAAATGCCGAGATATTCCATCGGTTTTTGTAGCAAATGAGTGATCAGCATTCAGGTTTCTAAACTCGAGTAACTGTGACTTCGCTCCTTCAAGCACTGATATGTTCTCGCACGTGTGATCTTTCATCATACGAGATTTTATCGCATTTGTTATGCTCTGCAGTGAGAAGTTCGAAGAAGAGACACAGTTGGAGGTTACCGTCTTGAAGTATTCCTGCTTCCTTCTCTCCTCAGCGATTAGTGTATCTATGATAGTGACTGTTCGCTGTATGGAGTTGACGTCCGTCTGTAGAGTATAAGCTACCTTGCTCGCACTGGCGCTTGAAAGCCGACCAAAACCTGCATCACCTTTGAATTTAACAATCACATCCCACATGTCTAGATGAAGTTTTTCTGGGATGTCGCGACACATAAAAGGAATTCGAACGTCACGCCTATCTTCAACATTCGCGCCAAGTCGTGCATACTCACTAGCTGTGAGCCAAGCGTTCACTCCTCGGTGAGGTATGGCTAATTTATTCAAAACAATCTCAGAGTCTCTGAGTTTGAATCTCTTTAAGAGTGCGTGCACCTGTGGATGCATGGAGCCATCATATCTCACCACTTGGCTTGTGTAGAACGGTGTTATCTCAAATACAGACATTGTTCGTGCCTGCTTTACCGTTACATTACCAAGAATACTTGTCGAGACGTTGTTGGTGATCACTGGAAGCCCATAAGTGAAGCACTTTAAAGCTGCTTCTGTTGCAATACAACTTGGAACTTCGCTCAACCCCTTCTCTGTGTGACCTATTCGCAGAGCGTGACCTGGCTTGTGCCTTCCGACTCTTCCTAGCCTTTGGATACGTTCCCCATAATTGATGCTTGTCTTAGTTGTGCTCAGCATTCTGCTGTCTGTATCAAGATATGGGAGTACCTTCGTTCCAAAATCAGCAACCACATCGATGTCTAGAGTAACACCGTTCTCTATGATGTTGGTTGCAACTATGAAGTGCTTCTTACTAGGTGTTCCACTTGTGGTGATCTCGATGTTTCCAACTTTCATCGTTCTTCCATCAACCTTCGTGACTTTGAAGTCTCTTTCAATTAGAAGTTTTGAAAGCGCGTCTACCTCATTGTAGCTTGCTACATACACGAGGATATTGTCTCCTTTTGAAATCACATCACAATTGCTTCCACTACCCTGTGCGTTCACAAAATCCTGAAACGATAGTGTGTCTTCTGTGCTTATCGACACGGGGTATTGAGTGGAGAACTCAACTTCTCGACCTGGTGGTGTGGCTGAAACTTTGATAATTTTGCCAGAATAGTCACACTCATGTAGCAAACATCTCATCGCCATTGCATTGGCGTCATGAACGTGACATTCATCAAATATGACAAAGTCAAATTCTTCAATTCGCATTCTGTTGTTTGCAAAGTAATTGAGTGCAAAACCACTGGTCATCACTGAGATTGGTGCCGACCCGAATGCTGTTAGTCCGCGCATCCTAAGAGTTGTGTTCTGATGGAACGGTGCCTGCGACAACTGCTTGTGTACGTTTTCTGCAAGTGGCCGAGTCGGCTCAAGGAGTAATACGTTCCCTTTTCTGGAGAGATGATATGGCAAGCCAGTTGACTTACCTGATCCTACTGCTCCCATTAGTAATATGTCTTTGTCACTCTCGTGTGCTATTTTACCCGCGACTTCCGTGGCAGTTGCTCTGGTGAAAGTCATGAACTTCCCTTCTGTCCTGTAGTGTGGGATTGTGAATCCTCTGCTTAGTTGATGACTCCACCATGAGGCAAATGTCTTTTCGGCTGGAAGCTGTTGGAGCATATCTCCATCGCTGCTAAGCTCAAAATCGACGAAGAGGTTCCTCTCACTCAAGTCATCCTCTATATCATTGAGAGTCTGATGGTAGACTGTAGGTTCCACAGTGGCGACTAGTCCCTTAAGCTTGTTGAGAATCTTTGTGACACAGTCGCTTCGTTCTGCATCGAACATCATGAGCACCAATGCAACAAATGCTATTATACGCTCGAGTTCTTGCTCGGATTGTCTCTTCGCTTGATGAACCACCGCCTTTTCTTCAGGCTCGATATGCTCACTTAGATGTGGTGCCTTGTCGGCGATGTACGCTCTGAACTCGTCTATCGTTGGGTGTTGACCTGCACTCTGCGTCAGAATGGCATGGTGGAATGCAAGCTCCCATTCTATTTTCCTGCGCTCTGTCTCCTCGACATCTAGTTTGAGCCTTCTTTGCGTGGTGACGATGTGATTCGCCTCGGCAGTCATCTTGATTAGTAAGCTGATACAAACGAGTACATTCATAAACTTGAACACATCTGGTACTAAATAGTTAATAGTCCTACACACACTATTCGACACCTTGCTACTAGTCCAAGACATACTACTACGTAATCTATTACCTATACTAGAGTGCACGCTTTTCATACATTGCTTACTCCGTTCGTAAGATGACATGACTGACACGCTGTATCTGCCGCCTAAATCGGCTTCGCTTTTCATTGGCAAATCTTTCTGTGTAAAGATTGCTTGCTTTGACGAGTAGTATCTTATAGCACAGCGCTCCGACCAACTTAACTCGTTCCATGCTTCGTCCAAGATTTGTAGATAACTTTTTTCCAAAATGGAGATGCTATGATCCCTCAGAATTGTGTATCCACCATCCGCAAGCTCCCAGTTTGGTTCTGCCATATGCAGAAGCATGCCCATGAATCTGTTACACGCGCGAGTGGCTGCGTCATCTGGCCCATTAACATTAGCCTTTGCTTCGATGAGTTCTGGTAGACTTCGTTCAATGATTTGAAGCTGGGCTAACACACTCTGACTAGTTGACACCTTCTTCGCTAGAGATTTCAAAACGACCAACAAAACGGCGACGTTGCTGTCCACCCTGATGTAATGGTTCATCAAGTACTCTAGAGAGCCACTATTGTAAAATGCCAGGATGACACCTGGTGACAGTAGAGCATATAGTGGTAAGAAAGGGTTTGCCAACATGTCTTCTTTCAGTTGCTTTGGTTTGTAGACTCCTTTTATGAGCCTCTTGATGCACCACTGTGGATTATCTATGTTGCTGGATCCATGAGTGTCCTCCCATTCTGTTCCTCCAACGCGGTAGTGTTTCAAGCTTGACTCCAAATTACATCTCGTGAATTTGATGAGTTGTTCCACAGTGTTTGTCTTAAGGACATGATATCCAGTTGACAGTGACCCATATGAATCAACGACATGAATTATCTTTGTCTTATGGTCCACTAGCATGCGTGGCAATTCGGCGTTAGCAACGTCTGGGTAAAATACTTTCAGGAAATAACAAGCGGTTGCTACATCTAACAGAGTGGGCCACTTGCCAAGTTCGCCAACTAGTTTGTCCCTAACAACTTTCGTGAACTCCTTTGCCTGCGACTCCTTGACATTTACCAACATGGCTAGGAAGATATTGATGTAACAATAACCTTCTTTCGCTATGTACATTTTATTCTCCTCGATCTCAGGGAGATCTATGTACTTTGGATCACCGCTGTTACCAATCACTAGATGGTGTTTGGTTGGCATTTTGATCTCAGACAAGACTGGGTCGCCTGATTCTGTTGTGACACAACAACATGCATGGACGAAGTCACCCTGTAACTTGCTCACACACTCGACTGTTACTGGGTATGGTTCTACCGGTTCGCCTTTCATCTGTTCCCTTAAAACTTCGAAGTTCGTTGGGACTATTAGTTTGCCGATTGCAAGTTTCCGTGACCCATTTGGTACCGCTCTTGTCTCGTATTGGGTGTAGCCTTTCTTTGGATCGATTATTTCAAAGTAGTTGCTGAAGAATCGTTTTGCATGGTATCCTCTCTCACCCCATATGAAATTTCCATTTCTATCGAGCTGGTTGTCACACATTAGTGTTGGGTTGATGTGCGCTTTCTGGGAAATCTTGTTGCGAAAGGACTTCAGTGAACCCTTCTCAATGTTCTCGGTTCTGTTCTTCAGGTATCGTGCTATCTCGAGCAAGTGCTTCGTAGCCTGCGAGAATTCCTCTCCTGTTACTGTGGCCCCTTTGATCAATATTGCGTTTAGCTTGTTGACGTGTGGGAATGCAGCTTTTTCAACTCCATCGCTTATGCTCTGGATTTCTGCGAAATCTTGGTAGTTCTCGTTTGCACTGCTCAGTGATTGCTCATACCTATCTAGTATCTGCACTGCATGCTTGAAGCGTGGGTAGCTTGACTTGATGACATCGCGTAGCTGTGTCAACCTGTGCTTCATAGATGGTCCGCTTGCTTGTCCTTGGGATAGCTCACTATCTGTTACACAGTCAGGGCAGGTTATCTTTCCGCATGGGAACATAGCCAAACACATCAGTGCTGCCACCTCGCCGCACTCAGTGACATCTAGCCCTGAATAGCATGTATGCTCGCGATTGTCACTACGGTATGCGAGAAAGCATCTGTCGAAGCCTTTCCAGAAGTTGGCTCCTGCTGCACTAAAGTGCACAATCTTGTGACTCATTGTCCTCGTGACTTTGATCCTGGCATCGTACAACTTGCCTTCGTGCTCACCTCTAATTACAAAGGCCTCTGATGGACTTCTGCTTCGTTTCTGGGTTAGAATTCCATTTCCAACGACTATGCCACTCCAACCTGCGCAAACTACTCCAGGATTTATGGTTGTTTTGTTACCTGAGTACTTACTGAGAATGTCAATAAAATGGTTTTCTTCCATTCCAGTTAACAAGTCGCGCTGTGCTCTCTTCCCGAGTAAGTGTGCTACTTGGATTCTTGCGAATTTCGTTCGTTCTTTTCTGATGAAATCGACCTTAATCGACTTCTTTCCGATGTATTCAATGTTGGCACTCTTAGTCTTGAAAATCTTAACCAGGGATCGTGTCAACATGTCAACTCCTTGGTCGTTCATCTTGCATATTCTGTGCACCGTCCTCTTCTTCATTGACGGTGTCTTATGAAGCGGCCACTTTGTGCGAACCTCTTCTGCTTCGATTACGCTCGCAGAGAGCCCTCCTCCGATTGAGATCCCGCTCAATTTGGGCTCCCACTTTAATATAATTGGTTGCTGCGCTCTACGCCTCTCCCTTGCGCGCTTTAGCTTCATTGCCCTTGAACTTCTGGGCACTATCTTGCTGACGCCATGAGTTGTCATTACAACCTTCTCGTCCTCAGCAATTCCATACGAGCTTCTCTTCAAACTAGCCTCCCAGTCCAAAAAGAGTGCTCTCTCCTTGTTTGCTTCCTCGTGCATCCTCAACACGGCATTCGATCTAGGTTTCGCAACCTCCAGAGCTGCGGCTTCACTGAGGCTAACGTCTATTTCAACGTTAGGCTGCTGGCGTGTTGCCTTAGCAAGGGACCCTGCTCCACTCTTGACGACTACTGGGTCAAGGCTTCCAAACTGCACTGTGTACAGTTTAGGTTGCGCCACTGAAGTGGCGACTGTGGTGACGGTGGTGGATCGCAATGGCATTGGTGGGAAACTCCCAAACTGCACCATTCCGGTGAGTGCTGGTTTGCTGGTGATGGCGTTGGTGATAGCTGATGCGAATGTAACTGCTGCCATTTGGTTTGCTGTTGGTGATTGCTTTGATAACGATGAAAGATTTGAGAATCTTTGATTGCTTGAATGCTTTGAAAGATTTGTGTTTGCTTTAATCGTTTTGTGTATGTTATGTTGAGTTTTTATATTTTTT